CCAACACAACAGGAATCGTTGAATCCGTGACACAGTTTCAGAAAGATGCAGTCATCGACGAATACACACAACAGTTGATTGAGGAGGGGTTGATTTAATATGAAAATGCTTGTCGAAAGTCTGAAAAGAATGTACAAGAAAGGCACTCTCACCGAGGAACAGATCGCAGAGCGTGTCACAAAAGGAAGTATTTCAGCGGAGGAATATGAATACATCACGGGAGAAAAATATTCCGGTGGTGAGGCAAAATGACACCGCTTGAAATAATATCACGGTTGTGCGAGATAACGGAGGAGTTGTCCGGAATCGTGAAAAAGCAGCAAGAAATGATTGAACGCTCAAAAGTGGAGGAGGGGGTCAAAGAGGAACTCCGGAACATGGTCAATGAGGCAGACGGGAAACTGGATGTCCTTGAGTACCACATGAGACGATACTGCGACACCGACGACGTGGGAGCGTTCGGAAAGGAGCAGCCGAGTGACGATTGAACTCTCATTGTTGTTGAGCGGGATTTCCGTCGCATTTGCAATCTTTTTCGGGATTTCCAATAAAAAGCGGAATGACAAAAAGGATGCAGAGCAGGAGACGGAGGAACGTGCGACAGCGAACACACTCATGATGACAAAACTGGAGAACATTGCCGACGATGTCAAAGACATCAAACGTGACTACAAAGAGACACGGGCAGAGGTGCAGGATTTACACGACAGGGTTCTCATAGTTGAGCAGTCATTGAAATCGTATCACAAGAGACTGGACGGGATGAATTTGAATATTAAGACCGACCAATAACAGGAGGGCGGAACAGGCAAGAATCAACCACATAAAGGAGGCAACAAGTGAACAAAAGCAGGATGACGAACGCAGAGCGTCGCATGTATTTCCGGCATAAAAGAAAATTGTACCGGATAGAACAGCGGGCAGCAAAGCGGAAAAACAAAGTCTCCGGTCAGTTCATGAATCGTGTTGTTATCTGTATGATTCTTGCAGCATTTATCTACACAGTTGTGGCGATTATAGTGTTTGTGAGAGTGGGTGCTGAACCATCAACATTGACAGAGAATGTATTTCGAAAGATACAGGAAAACAGCACGAGAACGAACCGGATGACATCAATGCAGACAATAATGAGGAGGTGCAGGGATGAAATTCATCGTTGAAAATTGGTTTGTTATCGTGGCAATAGCAGCAGTGGGAGGCTCTATCGGGTACGCAATTTATTCTTTTGTGAAAATGCCATCTGATAAGCAGTTGAACAAGGTCAGAGAGTGGCTCTTGTATGCGGTGACAAAAGCAGAAAAGGAACTGGGAGCAGGAACAGGAAAACTCAAACTCCGGTATGTGTACGACATGTTTGTGGCAAGGTTTGAGTGGCTTGCAAAGGTCATCACATTCGACATGTTCAGCATGATGGTGGACGAGGCTCTTGAGCAAATGAGAACGATGCTTGACAGCAATGAGGCGGTGAAGAAACTCATTGCGAACGAGGCAGGTGAGGGCAGTGAGTGAAATTGAGATTTTCATGTCACAGCACTGGAGCACGATGGTGACGGTGTACATCATCGGGTCAGCAGTTACATTCGTTTTGACGTTTGTTATTTTTTGGATGCTTCAAAGGCAGTCCGAAAAAGAGGAGCGGGAAAAAGAGTTGTTTCCGGAATACTACGAGGAACAGGAAACGAAACAGGACAGAATCATGGTCAAACTGACATTTTTCATTTTGTCGGTATTGGTGGCGGTGATATGGATAGGAGTTCCGTTCATACTGGCTTTTATATTCATTATGTCAGTGATAGATGATTCCGGAGATAAGAAACAAAAGGAGGAAAAGAAATGATTTCAAATTGCGGACACGACGAGAGAGGAAAATATTCCGGAGGAAAAGCCGGAGATCAGACGGGAACAGAGTGGCAGGTTATAAACTGGTATAACAGACCGTGGAAATGCGTTCTCCGTCATCCGGATGCAGCAACGAGAAAACTCATTGCACAGATGGCAAAGGCAGCAGCAGTCAACAATATGGTCGGATATTGTCAGTCGCACAGGGGAACATTTTGGACGAACCTTGCGGATTCAAATTTCGACCCTGCTCAAATCACAGTTCCGTGCGAGGCTGACTGTTCGTCCGGTGTTGCTGCAATCGTAAAAGGTGCAGGATATAGACTGAAAAATGAGAAACTGAAAAATGTGAGCACTGCATGTTATACCGGAAACCTGCGGGCAGCACTCAAGGCAGCAGGATTCGAGGTGCTGACAGATAAAAAATATCTGACATCAGATGCGTATTTGCTTGAGGGCGACATTCTGTTGAACGATGGTGCTCATGTGGCGACGAACCTTACCAATGGAGCAAAGTCATCCGGAGGAGGTGCATCGCAGACAGTTCCAATCAATAGCAACGTGAAACTGGAGACCGCAAAAGGGTTCAACAAGAGCCTTGCAGGAACGTACAAGGTAACGGGAGCAGGAGCGTTGAATCTACGGTCGGGAGCAGGAACAGGAAAAGACAAGAAAGTCTTGACGACAATGCAGAGCGGAGAGACGTGTCAGTGTTATGGATATTACACGGATGTGTCCGGAGTGAAGTGGTTGTATGTAGCATATAAAAACGTGGTGGGATTTGCGTCGAGCAAATATCTCAAAAAGTAGCAGAGGAGGGCGAAAACATGTTATACTATTTAGGCAAAGGAACGGAGTTAAAAAAAGAGGACTGCAAGAAATACAAGACAATCGAGGGAGCGTTGAAAGCGGCAGCAAAAAACGAGGAACTGGTTGTGTGGGATGAAAACGGAAACGTCATCGGCTCACTCACGGACAATGTTCCGGAGGGAGCACTGGAGACAAATCCCGACGGTAGCGTGAACACCTACAATGCAGACGGGAACAAGGTCGGCACGATGACCGCAGAGGAACTCAAAGCAGCAACAACCCTCACCGATGAAAAGGATGCAGAGGGGCAGCAGGGCAACGCAGGAGCGTCCACAGACGACGAAAACGGAGGCACTAGAGGAAATACACCAGTAGAACCGGAAAACGGGCAGAATGGGGCAAATAGCGAGCAGGAGAACGGACAGCAGACCTCCGGTGATGGAGACGATGCAGCAGGGCAGGAGACATCCGGAGACGATGAAAGAAAAACAGAGGAACAGGTGTCCGATTCTGACACAATCTATCCGGAAAAGACCACAAGAGCGATCGTTGATTGTGATGGTGCTCTGAATCTCCGTCGTTCTGCATCATGGGGCAATGAAAGCATCTGCGGACGTGCAGTGAGAGGACAGTCGTATTATATCAAGGCAATTCACACAGTAGAGGGAAAGAAAATGCTTGAGACTATCGACGGAATTTTCCTGTCCGGTCAGCCGGAGCATGTTCGCATCATTGAGGTGTAAGTTCCGGACGGGTGTGTTATAATAAAACAACGGGAGAACTCTCCGAGGAGTTTGAGTAACACACGGGTAACTGACAAAATCCTTGAAAAGCCTTATTTTTCAAGGGTCGGAATTATGCAAGCGATAATTCAACCGAATATCGAAAAAGAGCAACAAACCCCGAAAATACTGGATTTTCGGGGTTTTCTTTATATTCCGAAAATCTATCAGACACCCTCAAATCACACAAAAATGTTCCGGTAACTAACAGGTAACACACAGGTAACTAACACGAAAACAGGTGTCTTGTGCAATACTTTTGAAATCTTGTGCAAGACACTTTTTGCATGAAAAAAGGGCGATTCAATCACCCTTTTCTTTGCAGTATTCAATGATACATGACCGGACATCTTTTTTCGTCCGGCAGTGACAGGAATGACCGTCCTTGAATATGATGTCATATCCGTCGTGCATGTTTCCAGTGATTCCGGAAATCATTTCCCTGTTCTTTTCTGCAACCTGCATCGTGTCGAACATTCCGCACTGGTCTTTTCTGACAAGGTCTTGAATGTATGCGTTGATAGACATTCCCTTGTCTGCTGCGAGCGTCCGGATAATATCTTTCATTCCTTTAGGAACTGCGAGGTTTATTCGTTCATAATGCTCTTTATAAAAATTATTCTTGTATTCTGTTCTGTTCATGACATTACCCTCCATCAAATCAAATTGATCGCCTCAAGTTTGGTCGGGAGTTCAATGTGGGTGTAGACGTTTTCGGTCACACCCTGTCCTTTATGCCCGACAATTTTCTTGATGAATCTCTCGTCAACTTCCTTTTCGGTGAGGAGAGAGATGCAGGTGTGTCTTGTATCATGCGGGCGGTGTCCGTCATAGACAGGTTCTTTTTTCGTTTCATCAATGACGAATTTCCCGAAACCGAACTCAAGCATCAGAGGAATCCAGTAAGAATCATAATAATTCCGGTACTGAAAAGGTTCGTCGTCGGGTGTACAAATCAGATGGTCACATTTCCGGTTCATCCAGTATTCAAAGAACGGTACAATCTTTTCAGCGATGGGAACCTCTCTGATTCCTGCCTCTGTTTTGGATTCTTTCACATAGAACCATCGTTCATCAAGATGGATGTCCTTTTTCTCAAGGTCGAGGAGTTCCCCGATACGGACACCGGAATAAATCATAATAAGGATGACGGTCACATATATGTTTGAATCCTTGCATTTCCACAGAATAGAAATCTCTTTCTTTGAAAAAGGTTTCCGGTTGTATGCGTTCGGATTTCCCGCCTTGCTTATATCAACATATCTGACCATGTCTCTTTTATCTTGAGACACAATCTCGTGAATGACAGCATAGTCATACATGAGACCCCACAGGATTTTCAAGGTTTTAAGCGTGGGAGTATTTTTGCCGGAGCTATCGACGACACCTTGCAGGTGATCCAGTTTGATGTCAACAAATCTCATTTTCCACAGGGGTTTCGATGTGTTAAAAGCAGCCTTGTAACCATTCGTGTCCTTGATTTTTTCAAAATGGATTTCTGACCAATTCTCATACACTTCCTCGAAAGTAATAGTTGCATGGTGCAAATCAAAGGGGTCTTTGTTATATTCCGCTAATGCGGTGAGAGCCTCTTTGCGTGTCGGGTAATATCCGACGGTTATATATAATTGTTTTGATTTTCCGGTTATAGGGTCAATTTCCCACCCTTTTGTCTTTTTTGCTACATAGGGATTTCGTCGGTTTCCGGATAATTTATAGACCGACCCGAACCCGTTCGGTAGTTTCATTCAATCACCATCCTAAAAAAGAGTATAAAAAATAAAACCAGTGCAAAAAGCACGGTTTTATGGTAGAATGAAACAGGATTCGGATTCTATCAAAATGCTTTTTGCAGGGCATGAGATAAGAGATTCCACAAAGGCGATTCGTGTTGCAGCACGGGTCGTCTTTTTATGTGCAAATCTATTTTTCAGAGCGTTCTTTCACAATTTTCCGATACTTGCGACCGATGGCAAAACAGCCGACACCCAACAGGATGGCAGCAACACCGCCAACAGGAACAGCAAGCAGCAGGAGCAATCCCAAAAGCACAAGCACAACAGCGAGAACCATGAGGATAATTCCGCAGACATTATATGTCCGGTCGGAATATTCCTTTTTCACTGGAGCAGGTGCGTCATAGGATGCGGATGTGTGTCCGTTTCCGGATGATGCACTTTTCATCACATCAGAGACCCCGACGGTCGTTCGACTATACACTGCATTATAAGCAGCCTTTTTCGGGTCATTCACAATCCCCATTCCCTTTTTACCATAAAGAGGATTCACAGCCTTTTTGACCTGCCTCTTTACTTTTCCGGTAGTCCTTGCCTTTATGCTCTTTTTGACATTCGGTTTTCTGACACCGTATTTCATGCAAAACACCTCCATTCTTTTGGACAAATCTGTCACCTTGTACACTTTCCTTACGAAAGGAGGTGAGCAGGATGAAAGTTTTGTTATGGGAAACGAGAACCTCAAAAGGGTTCACGTTGATGGAGTTGGCGAAGAAATCCGGAATCGGAAAATCGACGCTCAACAACATCGAAAACGGTAAGGTGTCACCGACATTGTTTCAACTCGAAACGATAGCGATTGCACTGGAGGTCAAAATAACCGACCTGTTTGAATCCGAATACAAATAATTGTATCACATGACATGTTCCGTGAGTGGGAACGGGAGACGATTTCCACAATTATGGAAATGAACTCCGATATTTCCACAATCATGGAAATATGTGATATGATGTGTTTCGGAAAGGGGTGGTGTTCCCTTGCATTACAAAGAGACTATCATTGAGTTAGTCGGTAAGATACAAAGCGAAAAAGTCCTCAAGAGGATATATAAATTCGTTTTATATCTGTACACCCACGAGACTGGCAGTTGAAAAAGACTGTCAGTCTTTTTTGTTATCCGCTCTCAAAGAAATGTAATAATCAACAAGCCTGTCAAATGCCTCAATATCAGCGTCCGAGGCATACAAGAGAGTTTTTATCATATTTTTGCGAGATTCATTCTCACCCGCCATGATGCGGTCAATTCTTTCAAAAAAGTCGTCGTCGGATTCGACGAACATCTCTCCCTCTCCAGTAGTCAGCCACATATAATCAACGCTAAACTCTCGACAAATGGATTTTGTCATCTGTTCAGTGAGACTGCGTTCACCCTTTTCGATGCGGGAAATTGCAGTTTTCGTCACACCAAGTTTTTCACCGAATTTTTCAAGTGTAAGACCGAGAGAATTTCGCACATCATTTATGCGTTCACCCTGCGTCATATAGAATCACCTCCTCTTTTTTTTCTAAAGCATAGCACGGTAACTGACAAAAATCAATAAAAAAGTAACCGGAGGCAACAAAAAAGTATTGACAAGGTGAACTGCGGTCACTATAATGTAACCAAAGGCAACAGATAGGAGGCGAAAAGATGGAACACATAAAAGTAAGTAGCGTATCAGAGGCATGGAGGGCAGCAGCAAGAATTTTCCCGACAGATTATGAAAAGAACGAGGAGAACAGCAAACGGGCGGGTTATCCAATTTATGAGACAACATCGACAGACGAGCGTTTTTCCGGATTTCACATTTCAGACCTAAACACAAGGCTAGAGGTAAACATGGGAAACGAAACGGTGACGATTTGGATTGAGGAGGACGCATTTGAAATTGTAGTCAAAGGACTGACTGAGGAGGAAAAAGAAAGCCTCAAGGAAGTGGTTGACAAGGAAATCCGCAGAATCAAATACCGGAGACATAAGGCAGAAACCTCAAATCTCCGGTATGTGATAGACCTAAATTCATAACAGATTAGAACTCATGTGAACAGCGGTTGCAATTTGCTCATTGAGTTCGGATTCGTTTTCGGGTGCATAGATGTTATCAAATTCTATGCACTCCGAAGAATCAAAAGCACAAAGAGAGAGTTCTGCGGGAACGGGTTCTCCACCGTCAGAATCGTCAAGAGGCTCAAGAATGGAAAGTTGCACATATTGTTTTCCAGTACGACGAGCATCTTGAACGAGGGAGCGGAGTTCTGAAATGCTAACAATGATTGAATCTCTCATGAAATCACCTCCTTGCATTGATTATACAATGCAGGACAGAAAAATAAAAGCCGAAACGGGGGCAGCAGTCACCCCGTCAGCGTCCGGATGGCGACCGACGCTCTGACGATGGCAAGCCGAAAGACAGCGTCGGAATACCGTGAGAAACATGGCAGCGGGTGAACTTGCTAAAAGGTTCATAGTTGGATGACAGGTTTTCGGTGACTTTTTAAGGCGAAAAGACACAACACGGTAAATTCAGCCGGAACAGAGGCGAGGTCATGAACAGACCGAGAGAGCCTCCACAGGAGGAAACAGGATGCAGGAAATGAAATATTTCAACGAGGGAAATGATTGCGACATCTGCAAAAACCAACTCATGACAGGACGAGACGGAACGGTCGAGGATTGCAGGAGGAGACAGAATGGGTTGTCATGCAGATTCGAGGAGCGTGACATTCGGACATGTCCGGTGTGCGAACATGAGGTTGATCGTGAGGATATGTATTTCACAAAGGATTGTCATGGAATCCCGTTCAGACTGGTGTGTGACAGATGCTATCAGAGAATCATGTCAAAAGGATATGACGGGGAATATTACACAGAGGCAGACGAACAGATTGAGGACGACTATTGAGAGCCGAAACGGGCAGCAGTCGCCCGTCTGTGTGGGATGACCGCCCACGCATTGACAAGGCAGGTCAGAACAGGAGGTCAGACGGATGGAAGTCGGACGTATATTGCCAACCGAGGCAGCAGTCATATTGAATGTATCACCGCAATTCATCCGAATAGCGATGCAGCAAGGGAAACTCCCTATCGGAACAGCGGTGCAGATGTCATCAATATGGACTTATCACATTTCGGAGAAACTGCTTGCAGATTATTCCGGAAAAGATATACAGGCAGAACTTGAGAGAATCAGAGGAAAGAGAGGAGCGTGACATATATGTCAAAGGATGAAAGAAAAGAAATGATTGAGAATATCGCAGAGCGGTTCACACAGATGGATGACGTTGACAAGTCCTATATTGCCGGATATATGGCAGGAAAACAGGAGGAACGTCAGAAATGGGAGCAGCAGGGAAAGACAGCGGTTGCAACAGCATGAGGATGGCGAGATGGAACGACTGGAGAAAAATGCAATAGAAATATTGCACATGATGTGTGAAAGAAGTGAGAGCATTATCTGCGACAGCGGAGGAAAAGACAGCAGTGTTCTAAAGCACATAGCGTTGCAAGCGAAAGAAAAATATGGGTTGCAATTCAGAGTTCGTCATAATCACACAACAGTGGATGCACCGGAAACGGTCTATTTTGTTCGGGAAGAAAAACGAAAGTTTGAACAGATGGGGATTCCGTATGAAATTCATTATCCAAAAGAGAGCATGTGGCAGTTGATCGTGAGGCATGTCACACCGCCGACACGCTTGATGCGATATTGCTGTGCAGACCTTAAAGAGAACACTGGAGAGTTTGGGGAGAGAATCGTCACAGGTGTAAGAAAAGCAGAAAGCAATAATCGAAAAAACAATCAAGGTGCAATTACAATCCCAAAACCTAAAAAAGATTTATTAAAAGAGGCAGAAAAAGACGACAATTTTCTGTCAACGAACAAGGGCGGGGTGATTGTGATGAACCTCGACAATGCAGAAACGAGGAGAACCGTTGAAAGCTGTTTCAGAACGCACAAGGTCATTATAAATCCGCTGATAGACTGGGATGATGAATTTCTGTGGTGGTATATAAAGAAAAATGCAATTTGTCTAAATCCACTATACGGATGCGGAAATTGCAGGGTTGGTTGTATCGGCTGCCCGATGGCAGGAGATAAGAGATGGAGCGAATTTGAACGTTATCCAAAATACAAAGAGGCATATATCAGAGCATTTGACAAGATGCTGATTGAACGAGAAAAAAGAGGCTTAAAGAATTGTAATAAGTGGTCAACAGGTCTGAAAGTGTTTAAGTGGTGGATGGAAGATGACAACATGGACGGTCAACTTGCGTTCGATATGGAGGGGGCGATTTACGAGGAATACACCTAAAAAATGAATATGCAGAGCATGAGAAAAAAGAGCAAAAAGAAAGGAGACCGTTGCAGCGGTCTCCTGTTTAGCAGTCTGTGTCAGACGCTTAAAACCTAAAAATATTATAGCAAATCTGACACCATATTGCAAGCATGAAAAAGCGGGGGAAACCCCGTGGTTCAAGGGGTTTTAGACCATTTTGACGACCTTGTGATGGATAGTAACAAGTCGTTGAAAAAGTATATTAAAGGCAGCAGGAGGAACGGTGTCAGAATGGCAAAGAGAAAGAGAGGAATGACATTCATCCCGTATGACTATGAGGCAGCATACAACAAGAGCCTTGAGGACATGCACGAGTTTTTCGTGGAGCAGATGTTCAAGCATGGGAGAAAGGCGGTGTATGCGCTCAAAGAGATACGAGCAGGAGACCAGTTTGAGGTTGAGATATATCCACAGTTCAAGAAAATGGATGAAGTACCTCCGGAGGGTCAGAGAATCAAAAAGGACAACGACAAGGCTCAAAGGAATCTGAATGATAAGAATGCAAGGAAGTATGTGGAACGCCTTATCAACGAGAATTTCACAGATAGAGATTTGTGGCTCACATTGACCTATGATGACGAGCATCTCCCTCCGGATGGAGACATCGACGCAGCAATCAAGAATGTGCAAAAGTTCATCCGTCGGGTGAATTACCAGAGAAAGAAAAGAGGTCTCCCGAATGCAAGATACATCTATGTGACCGCCTACAATCCGACAGAGGAAATCCGGTGGCATCATCACATTGTCATGGATGGCGACATGGACATGGATGTGGTTGAGGGGTGTTGGAAACAGAGCAGCAGGAACGAGGTTCGGAGGCTGCAAAAGGACGAGAACGGTTTGACCGGAATGGCAAAGTATATCGTCGAGGAAAAGAACAGAGTGAAATCGGAGAAACGGTGGAACTCCTCACAGGGATTGAGAGACCCCGACATCAAGGTGGTTCATTCCAAGAGACCGACAGCAAAAGCCGGAGGATATAAGAAAATCGGAACATACGTCGAGACCATGAGAAAAGGACATGAGCAGGTTCGTGAGCAGATGCTGAAATGGTATCCGGATTTTGATTTCACGGATGCGGGAATCTATTACAACGATTTCAACTCAATGTTCTACATACGGGCGAGAATGAGGAAACGGAGGCAGCAATGAAAGTAAAAAGAAAGAGAAGAATGAGCAGGAGGAGACGGGAACGGACATATATTGCGGTGATGGTATTACTGGCGATCGCTGTGAGCATAGGTCTGACACGCTCTGTCATGCGAGATGACAAGGAATTTGAGGAGTATGAGCAGCAGTCGCAGGAGTTTAATGCACGGATGCAGAGAATCGACGAGAAAAGAGAGGCATCCGGACAAAATGCAATGCTTGAGCAGGTGCGAACATGGCAGCAGGAGCAGGACACAGAACCGGACAAGTATGCAGTATTTGACACCATGTCGGCAGACTGGGGAGGCGAGGAGGATGGATTCGTGCTCTATGAGATACCGGAGGAATACAGTCGGACAGGTGGCTATTATCCGGAAAAGATGCAGGTATATACATATTGCGTCTGCAAGAAGTACGGGGTCAGATATGACCTTGTGGTCGCTCTGATTGAGAAAGAATCCGGATATAAATTCGACAAGGTTGGTGACGATGGTCATTCTATCGGGTACATGCAGATATATGAGGAGTGCCACAGAGACAGGATGGAGCGTCTGAACGTCACAGACCTCACGAACCCATATCAGAACGTACTTGTCGGGATTGATTACCTGTCGGAACTGATTGAGAGATACGGAACGATTCAAGATGCACTTGCAGCGTATAACTACGGGGAGCAGGGAGCAAAACAACACCTATGGAAAAACGGAATCTATGTGTATGAGTACAATCAGACCATCATGAGCCGGATGAAAGAAATTGAGGAGGAACTGGAGCAGGATGCAGGTGATTGAGAGGATTCTGCACATGTTGAGGGTCAAGGATTGCAGACATGTGTGTCTGTTCTGCGAATATTATGACATGTGCAAGCAGGAGACAGGCAGCAGGAAAGAGGTGAAAGAGAATGAACATGAGATATGCAATGAGAAGTGAGGACACGGAGCAAATCAATGTCGTGTCATGGGCGAACTGGAACATGAACCGTTATCCGGAATTGAAATGGTTGCATCATGTACCGAACGGAGGTAGCAGGAACAAGCAGGAGGCGGTCAAACTCAAACAGATGGGTGTCAAGGCGGGGGTATCTGATTTATGCCTCCCGTACCCGAAAGGACTGTACTGCGGACTGTACATCGAGATGAAATTCGGTGATAACAGGCAGCAGGAGACACAGAAAGAGTTCCTCAAAGACATGGCAGAGGCAGGTCATTTTGTGGCGACCTGCTACTCCGCAGAGGAGGCAATCGAGGTCATCAAGAAATATTTATCTCTCAATAGTTGGAGGATGAACGATGTCATGATTGTGATGGGGCGAGCGAGTGGAAAGCAGGACGCAATCGAAAAGATGGTCATGGATATACCGAACAACAGCATCCTCAAGAATGGGGAAATCAAAGAGAGCAAACCAAGAAAGAAATGAGGAGGTGCAGCAGGATGACGGTCAAGGATGTTATGACGTTGCTTGAAAGTCCGGACAGGGTTCGGGTCATCAAGGACGGTGAGGAGATATACAACCAGTATTTCGCAAACATGGAGGTTGACAAGGACATTGTCGCACAGATAGGAGATGCAGAGGTCAAGAGATTCCGAGCAATTCCGGAGATCACTCACAGGAAATACAAGGAACGGGGTCTCATTGCACCGATGAAACCGGAGGAAACACCGGACTATTCTTTCAGAGATTTGCAGTTGTGTATATACCACACAATCACGATATAGCGGGGAGGTGAGGACATGAGGAAAATCATCATTGTGGCAGCAGTCGTTGTCATAGCACTGGGAGCAGGGTTCACATATACACTCTACAAGGTGGGCGAGGGGATGCACCTGCACCGCTGCGGATGGAGACAGCCGGACGACAGAGGTTTCATGTAACAGGTAACAAGAGGATAACAGGAGGAACAGAAAAAAATGAAAATTATTGCAGTTATGTCACCGAAAGGTGGAATCGGAAAGACAACGACATCGGATGCAATCGCCTACATGTTGGGAGAGGAGCAGGAGAAACGTGTTCTCATTCTCGACGGAGACCCACAGGGCGATACATCCAAGACATTCGAGGCATACGAGCCGGAGGGAACAGGAATGAGTGAACTGCTTGAGCGTCATGTGAGCGTAGGCGGGTCATACCGGACAACGGACTTGATAAGACCCACACAGTACAGTCACATTGACATCATTCCTGCAAACGGGTATCTCATGCAGACAGACATGAAACTGCTGCTCAAGCAGGAGGCAAATCAAGTCACGAGGCTGCGGGATGCACTGGGGGAAATATCCGAGGCATACGACTATTGCATTTGTGATTGTGGTCGTCTGCTTGATATGGTGGTCATCAACATTCTACTGGCAGCAGAACTCGTCATTGCACCCGTAAAGGTCGGAGGATATGAAAACGAGGCGATTCACAATTTGCAGGAGCAGGTTGACGACCTGCGGGAAATCAATCCGGAACTCCGAATCAAAGGTCTTGTGACCATGAGACAGAAAAACAAGACATCACTGGATTTCGAGGAGTGGATGAAAACCAGTTCCGGATTTGACATGTTCGTCACACCGATTCGTCGGTCGATTGTAGCGGAAAAGGCATCCATGAGAATGGCAGTCCTCCCACAGTTTTCAAAGAACTGCATCGTGTCACAGGACTATCGCAATGTGGTTCATGAATTACTCAAGGAAATGGAGGGGTGATGCATGGCAGGAATGAGAGCAGTGCATAAAAAGGACGGAACAACATTCAAATTCAGTGGAGACTTGAAAGAGGCTATTGAAAAAGCAGAAAAAGAACTGAAAGAAAAAGAGGGAACAACTCAATGGCTTTTTCTGAAATGGCAGTATGACAATGCAAAGAAAGCACTGGATTCATACAATCGCAGAGTGAGGGATTTGAAAGATTTCATAAGACTGGGAAAAGAGAAACTTGAAAAGAGAGAACAGGAGGCAGCAGAGCATGAGAAAAGTTGAGGGAACTGCAACAATCAGTATAGAAGAACTCGACAGTTTGAGAGAACGTGAGCAATGGTATAACGATTTGAGAGGAAAACTCAAGAACATTGTCGGAAAACTTGACACAGAGGAATATGACAAGGAAATGAAGAAAATAGACGATTCTCCGGATGATATTTCGGACGAGGAACTGGATGCACTCATAAAACAGGCAGCAGGAACAGTAAAAATCATCTTAAACGGAGAGATTATCAGAAAACTGATTATTGAGTTCATAGACGATACAAAGAGCGAGGTTCACTATGCAATCAGCGAGATGTCAACAGAGGAACTCAAGGAGATTCCATTGATTATAGGAGGTTGACACATGATTCAGATTTTAGAATTGTTCGGAGGAATCGGTTCACCTCGATGTGCGTTGAGGAATCTCAACATCCCAACAAAAGCAATCGACTATGTGGAGATCAATGAAAAAGCAGTACAGTCATACAATTCGATGTTCCGTGAGGAATTAGAATATAAAACACAGACGGTCGTCGGATGGAATCTGAAACCGGATATTTTGATTCACGGTTCGCCCTGCCAAGACATGAGTATCGCAGGACATCAAGGGAAAGCGACAGGAGACGGAAGAATTAACAGAGGGAAAGGTTCAGACGAGGGGAGCGGAACACGTTCCTCTCTCATGTGGGAGACAATACATATCATTGAGAATATGGGAGAATGGCGACCTCGTTATGTGATATGGGAAAACGTGAAGAATGTGAAATCAAAGTACATGAGACCGAATTTCGACAGATACATGGACGAGATGGAAAAACTGGGGTACACGAATAATTATGCGGTTTTAGATGCAAGAGAGTTCGGATTGCCACAGGCGAGAGAAAGAGTGTTCACGGTTTCTGTTCTGAATGGTGAAAAATTTGAGTTTGATGACCTCATAAGGACACCGATGCGAAACCTGCAAGAGTTCCTTGAGGATGACGTTCCGGACATCTACGATGTGACACAACCGTCCGTCCTTGCATGTATCGGAGAAAAAGGAATCCGGAGAGCAACGGTCATCAAAGATTGTGCATATACAATCACAACAAGGCAAGACCGGACACCTGCACAGGTCATCGACCGAGGAGATGGACGGTATCGGTATTTGACAGAGCGCGAGTGTTGGAGATTGATGGGATATTCAGACGAGGATTTTGACAGGGCGAAAGCAGTTCAAGAAAGAAACGGGAAATACTACAAGGCTTTATATGACCAAGCAGGGAACAGCATCGCAGTTCCGATATTTGAGAGCATATTCAGAAAGATAATTTTGCAGGAGGTCGCATGAGAGCGACAGAAAGAGAGGATTGAACATGGGAAACATCATCAACACAGCACCGTGTCGATTCTGCGGACAGATGGTGCAGATTGACAGCGAGGAAAAATTGACACAGCCACAGGCAGAGGAACAGGCGACAATGTCCTGCACATGCGAACAGGCGGTTGAGTATCAGAAAGAGAAACAGAGGAAAGAAAAGGCGATGCAGAACGTCGCTGCATTGTTCGGAGAGGCAGCAGCACCGGAAAAGAGATGCAGTGAGGGCATCGTGAATATTCTCAAGGCAGCAGTTGAGGAGATATACACCGGAGGACTGGCAAAGGTCACTCTGAACCTCCGAGGGGGGGTCAAAGCATCTATATCACAGAATAGCAAAGGCGAGATAAACGTCGAGCGTACAGAGACCAAAAAGCAGAAATTAACAGAATAGGGGAGAGGATGCATGTGACCGAAAGAGAGATATGCGGGTCATTCCGGAGAGCAGAGAATCAAAAGCAACAGATTCAGATTTTGACGGAACTGACCTGCAAGAGTAAATATCAGATAATCGGTATATTGCTGCGGAATGGCGAGAAAGTACCGAAAAGCATTGAAAACCAGTTATACAAGAGACTGGACGCACTCGACGCACAGATTTTCGAGTGTGAAATGGAATACAAAGAAATCGTGACCGCACTGACGGGAGAAAACAGGAGGAAAGAACATGGCAACAGGATTCAGCGTCATGGACGCACTGAACAAGAACAGCAAGGCAGGAGTTGACGAATCACCGAGAGCAAGATTCCGGACAAAGGACATTTCGATTTTTAAGATGTACCGGAACAAACTCAATTTCTACGATTTGGCAGATATTGAGGAACTGGCAGGAGACATCCTCATGTATGGTCTCAAACAGAATCTTGAGGTTGTATTTGAACCGAATGAGCAGGGTGAATATAGAATCGTCGCAGGTGAGAGACGGTGGCTTGCACTCAAGCACCTTGTCGAGCAGGGATATAAAGATTTTGAGATTGCGACCTGCAAACTGACCACACCGCAGGACGAGGACGAGGAGCAGGTGGAAATCATCATCGCAAACGCATACCGGACAAAGTCTCTCAAGGATGTCATCGAGGAGGAACAGCGTCTCAAAGCGTGTCTTGAGCGTATGAAAACGGATGGAAAGAAAATCAAAGGATATGACCTCCAGTCCGGTCGCCTCCGTGATGTTATCGCATCAATGCTCAAGATGTCAAAGACCAAGATCGCACAGATTGAGAGCGTCAACAACAATCTGATTCCGGAGTTTCGGGAGGAACTCAACAACGAGCGTCTCACATTCTCCGCAGCGTATGAGTTGAGTGGGATGTCTCCGGAGATGCAGCAGGAGGCACTTGCAAAGTACAAGGAAAACGGAGAATTGTCCTATACGGAAATTAAGGACATGAAATCACCGCAGAAACCGGAACAGGAGCAGGATGCAGCAGGGCAGCAGGACACCGTGTCAGAATCAGACACAGCAGGGCAGCAGGACGCAGAAATCGGCATGAATCCTCCGGAGGAGAATCCGGCAGCAGGTGAGGACTATCAAACACCACATCCGGAGGGAATCACATCAATCTGCTATTCATGCACGGAATACGAGACATGCAATGTGAAATCCGGAACATGTACAAAGTGCGACCAGTACAAAAACAGGGCAGAGGCATACAAGACGGACGAGCAGAGATATTCAGAGGAACAGGACAGAATCGACAAAGAGACAGCAAAGAAACTCCGTGAGATGGAGGATGACAAGAAAATGCAGAATTTGCCGAGTGACGAATCTGACAAAAAGAAGTTCATCAGAATGTCAGTGGATGGATTCGAGAGAGTGGTCAACGGTGAGCAGCAGTACATCATAACAAAAAATGACGGTTTCAAAAAAGGACAGGAAATCACAATCGGAGAATTTGCAGAGGGAAAAGCAACAGGACGAACTCTTGAAATGTTTATTTCGTACATGGACGATGAAAAGTCGTCATCTGCACTTGAGGACGGATATTGCGTTTTGAGTGTGCATGAGGCATATTGTTTCTGCGACCAGTGCGAATATTTCGACAGGGTGAATGTTTCACCGGATGGAATGTCTGCATGTTCTCATGACACACTAAACCACTATTGTGAGGAACAGGCATGTCACAGATTCAAAAGAAAGAGACTACATGTGGACGGAGGAGAACAAGGAAATGAAAACGATATACATTAGGACAGGAACAAAAAGAGAGGCAATCGAAAGAGCAGTGTGTCTATATGAAATTTTGAGGGATAAAACTCCGGTAATTGCAGACCTGCACACGATAAAAGCAGAGGTGCAGACAGAAAATGTACTTGTTAAATATGTTCCGAAAAGTTTTGTGATGGATGGAATAAGATGCGACATTGCAGTGGGGTTCGGACAACAGTCAAGAATAGCGACAGGAAAAAAAGAGAGATACGATTTGTATGACGAAAAACAGATTGCAAAATACATTGTAGAGGAGGAAACAAGATGAATGAAATCAGACGAGGAGAAATATTCTACATCGCACGAGGGGGGGGCATCTTGCGGAAGTGAGCAATATGCGGACAGACCTGCGGTTGTAGTGAGTAATGACGAGAACAACAAACACTCCGGAATCATTGAGGTGGCATATTTGACCACACAACCAAAAACAGAACTACCGACACATGTGACAATACGCAGCACCGGACGAGTTTCAACAGTCCTTTGTGAACAAGTCACATCAGTATCGGTCGAGCGTGTGAATAACTACATCGGGCAGGTATCAGAGCAGGAAATGAAAAACATTGACATCGCCCTCATGATTTCTCTGCAATTAGACGGGGATTCAAAATCACATAAGCAATACAACGAGACAATCAAAAAACAGCAGGAGGAAATCGACAGCCTAAAAAGGGAAATTGAGACGTTACAGCAGGAATGTGATGACAGAATCGCAGAAATTGAACAGGATGCAGCAGTGTATGTCGAGGAGAACAGGAAAGTTGATGCAAGCAGACAATCGGAGGACATCATCAAGGTTCAGACCGAGCGTGACACATTCAAGGCACTATATGAGCAGTTATTTGAGAGGCTGCTGACTATGGGAGGAACAGGAAATTGAAAAAAGGACAATTAAAAGCATTATTCATCGAGGCAAAGGGAACAGGTCAGAAATATATCGGTGTAATGGTTCAGACAGAGGGCAGCAGTGAACCGGAGGTCATCATCAATCCGAAAGAGAATTTCAATGCAAAATTCGACTATTACATGGCAGCGTATGACGATGATTTGATTCTGATTGCAGCAAAAGGGAAAAAGGACATCAGAATCACGGGAGCAGCAGCGGGAGCATCGTTCGAGGACATCCAGTCACAACTCATTGATGAAAAAGCGTCATCCGGATGGAAAGAACAGATTGCGGATGCGGTGGACAGGGTTGTCGATAAGATGCTGAAAGAAACTCCTCCGGAAACGGAGGAGGAGAGACAGAACTGCGAGACCATGAGAGAGACAATCAAAGGAATGTTCCTCACGCAGAGACGTTCAAAGACAGAGGCAGCGTTCATCACCGAGAATATTGACAGATACGAGGAATTGTTTGAAATCTGCATGAATGGAGATGATGCACAGTTCAAAAAGGGCATCACGGAATTGCAGAAAGCACAGAATGAGTATATTTTGCAGAAAGAGAGGGAAAACGGATGAACAAGGTCATTTTGATGGGTCGTCTCACGAGAGACCCGAATGTCAGATATTCTCCGAGGAATAATTCACAGGAGGAAATGGCGATCGCACGATACACACTTGCGGTTGACCGTAGAGGAGCAAAAGACGGGCAACAGTCAGCGGATTTCATTTCCTGCGTTGCGTTTGGACGAGATGGAGAGTTCGCAGAAAAATATCTCAAGCAGGGAACGAAAGTGGTTGTCACTGGACGGATTCAGACGGGGTCATATACGAACAGAGACGGTCAAAAGGTCTATACCACGGACGTGATTGTCGAGGAACAGGAATTTGCAGAGAGTAAGAAAGCAGCAGGGCAGCAGGACGGGAACAACGGAGGGTATTCGGATGCAGGTGACGGTTTTATGAATATTCCGGACGGAATCGACGAAGAACTCCCTTTCAATTAGGTGCGGAGGAGGATGGAGACATGGGATTCGTGGAAAAGGTGAAAAACGTCATTTTAAAACTGCGGGCAGAGGGAAAGACAGAGAAAGAGGTGTCTGAAATCATCGAACAGGCAGCAGAGGCAGCAACGGTCTTGAAAAAGACGGAATCTCCGGAACATCCGGAGAAAATCAAGGCAGCAGGAGGAGAAAACCTGCAAGATGCTCTTTTGAAAGTGGGAATCAGTGCAAAAGAGGCATTGACCGCATTTGAGAGCATATACAGACCGAGGAGACAGGAAAAGTCGAATAATTGGAGGAAATATCATGGATTGCCTCTGAAAAGGTCAAAAGGAGGAAAACGACGTGGAGACAGAAAAAGAAATGACAGCAATTCAGAAAACACAGGTATATCTTGAGAATTATCGGGAAATAGAGCAATATATCAAGGATGCAATTTCGGAAGTATCACAGATTGACGATGTATCAAGATATAACATTTCAGCAGAGAAAGCGTTCCTCCAGTCCATCAGAGAGTGTAAAGCAGAGACGGTCATTCTGTTCGAGCACATGAAAAAGGCTCTTGCATCGCTGAAAGAGGATGCAGAGGCAGCAGGTGAGGGGTACAAGTACGACGCACTTGAGGCAGTATATATCAAGGGCAAGTCATACGAGGATATTGTGAGGGAGACAGGATGCGGAAAGAACTCACCGAAAAAGTGGTGCAGATCAATGACAGAACGTCTCTCAATCAAATTATTCGGTGCAAAAGCAATCGAAAATGACAAAATCGGAGTGAAATGAGAGTGAAAACGGGGTGAAATGAGGGTGATTTCGGGGGTAAAAAGTGGGTGAACAAAAGCAAATATAAACGTGCTAATATGATAACGTGAACAGTTGAGTGAGCGATTGCAGAGATGCAGTCGCTTTTTTCTTGCCTGTTTGCCCTCCTGTTATATGCGGGCAGCAGGACACTATCATGTGCGATGTATGCCCGCCTCTTGAAAGGCATGAGAGGCAGCAGGAGACCGATGGACAGAGAGGAGTGAGCAGTGTGTTATTGAAAGCATGTAAGGGATGCGGTCGCCTTATCCCACAGGCATTAACCATGTGCGAGCAGTGCGAGGCAAGGCAGCAGTCAAGGCATGTGACATATAACAATACACGCAGAGACCCACGAGCAGCAGAGTTCTATCTGTCAAAGGAATGGCGGGAGTTGAGACCTGTCATCATGAGTGTGTATGAGTATGTGGATATATATGCTCTGTATGTTGAACACCAGTTGATAACACTGAAAGATTCAGACCCCATCCACCACATCATAGAACTTGAGGAGGACTGGGAGCAGAGGTTGAACCCATTGAACTTGATACCCTTGAGCCATCGGACACACAACACAATCACAGCACTATATAAACAGAGCAATGCAAGCATGAAAGCAACACAGACACAGTTGAGGTCGCTGATTGATTACCATTTCAAAGAGGCAGGGGGATATGAAAAAGTTTTATGTGACCGTTTCTTAGTCGCACCCCCTCTTTTCTTTGGAGAAAACTCCCCACGAGAAAATCAAGACACAGGGGAGTGACGAAAAGGTGTCAGAATGTGACACGAAACTCGTGAACACTGGACGGAAAGGGGGTTGATGCTGCATGGCAGGACAGAGACAACCGACCGATTTGGTGGTCATGAAAGGAAAAAAACACCTCACAAAAGCAGAGATTGAGGCGAGAAAAAATGCGGAGGTGGTCGCCCCAAACGACAAAGTCAAGCCTCCGGCATATTTGACACCGGAACAAAAGAAGAAATTCCGGAAATTGTCAAAAGAACTGCTTGCAATCAAACTCATTGCGAACGTGGATTGTGATGCACTGGCGAGATTACTGATTGCACAAGACCAATACATCGAGATAACGGACAAAATCAGAGAAACTCCGTTGATGGTCGATGTTCCGGTCTATGAGATGCGAGAGAATCCGGACACAGGAGAACAGGAACGTGTACAGGTCGGAACACGGGAGGTTGTGAACGGTGAGAGGGAGCGTCTCATGATTATACAAGACCGCTGCATGAAACAATGTCGGCAGGGGGCATCGGATTTCGGAATGACGGTCAGCAGTCGGTGTCGGTTGGTAGTTCCGAAAGCAAAGGAAACAAAACCGGAGAACAAATTCGCCAAGTATGTGAGTTCATAAATGGCAGCAGGGGCAACAGTGACCGACCGTTGCACACAATACGCTCTTGATGTCGTTGCAGGTGTCATCATTGCAGGTGAATATGTCAGACTGGCATGTCAAAGGCATCTTGACGACCTCGAAAAAGCGAAAGCAGCATCATACAAATATTATTTCGACGTTGAAAAGTCCGAGGAAATCATCAATTTTGCGGAAGAATTGACAATCGCAGAGGGTGACGAACAGGAAAATGTGACAGCGTACCCGTTCCAGTGTTTCATTTTAGGGTCTCTGAATGGGTGGAGGACAAAAGAAAAGGGTCACAGACGGTTCAGAACGTCCTATGTACAGTTAGGCAGACAGAACGGAAAGTCGTTCATCAATGGTATTTTAGCGTGTTACTATGGCAATTTTGACGGGTACAAATACGGAAAAATCTTTTGTACTGCGACAAAACAAGACCAAGCGAACATTGTTTTTGATGAAATTGTAAAATTCATCAATTCCGACGAGGATTTGTCGGAGTGGTTCAAGGTGCATGAGCATAATCACACGATAGATTGTCTCTGTACATATTCGGAAATCAAGGCATTATCCGGAGATACCAAGTCACTGGACGGACACCGTGCATATTTGGGAATCGTTGACGAATACCACGCTCACAAGACAAATCAGATGTACAAACTGCTTGAGGGAGGTATCAAGAAATTAAAATCCGCACTGATCTCCGTCATAACGACAGCGGGGTTCGATTTGAAATCGCCTTGCTACAAGTTATATGAGTATTGCTGCAATCTGCTGAAAGGTGTGTTTGAGAACGACAGTCAGTTCGTGTATATAGCACAGTTGGACACAGCGGATGACCTATACAAAAAGGAGAACTGGATAAAAGCAAACCCGATTCTCGAATATGACGAGGATGCACTGGAGAATCTCGTTCCGGTTGCGAATACTGCCCGTGATATGGGCGGGGAGGATTTGCGAGATTTCCTCGTTAAGCAGTTAAACATGTGGATGCAGTGGTCAAACGCACTGTACATCAAGGACATTAAAGACTGGAAACGATGTGCAGCATTGCGAACGCTCAAGGATTTCAGAGGCTCAAAATGCTATGTCGGAGTTGACCTGTCGTCCGGAGGCGACTTGACATCCATCGCAATCGTCATCCCGTACATGGTTGACGGTGTGAAAAAGTATTTTGTGCATACTCACTCATTCATACCTGCGAGCAGAGTGGACGAGCATATCAAGACGGACAAAGTTCCGTATGATGTATGGATTTCAAAAGGTCTCGTGACAGTCACGGAGACACTGGGAGGAATAAAGACAGATTACAAGTACATCATCAAGTACCTTGAGGATTTAATCAAACAGAATGATTTGAAACCTCAACTTGTGTGTTATGACCCACACAACGCATCTGCGTTCCTGTCAGACCTTGAGGCACTGGGATTCGATTCTGTGGCAATTACACAGACAGCAAAGGAACTCAATGACGCAACAGTTGATTTCAGACTGGAGATAAAAGCAGGAAACGTCGTGATTGAGGGAACAGAAGTCGGAAAAGGCAAGGTTGTTCCGTTCGATGAACTGCTGACGTGGTCGATTGCAAACGCAAAGACTATCTCGAACAGTTACGGTGAAATCAAAATCGACAAGGCACTCGACGAGGACAGAATCGACCCGATTGACGCAATCATCGACGCATGGAAAGCAGCAATGAAAGAGGAGTACAAGCCGGACACAAATGAGGTTGTGAATGAATGGCTTGAAATGTATGAGAAATACATGGGGAAAGGCGGTGAGAAAGAATGAACCCATTTAGAAAAATAGCAAACAGTTTGATGAACTGGTGGAAAGGTGAAACTGCACCGGAGGTCAGTGATTCAACGGAACTGACAGGCGGGGTGATGACGCTCAACTCACCGTCATTCCTTGAGAGCATGGGTTTGAGCAGGAGGAGAAAGACAACATCAGAGGTGACATATTTCACATGTCTCAAGATGCTGTCGGAAACTCTTGCGAAAATGCCTATCAAATATTATCAGAGAACGGACAAAGGAATCATTGAGGCAGAACAGACGGACACGTCGAGACTGCTGACCAAGAGACCGAACCCGTTCATGACACCGACGGTATTTTGGAACACAGTAGAAATCAACCGCAATCACTACGGGAACGCTTATGTGTACATGAGAAAGAAATTCATCCGGAAGAAATACGGAGGAGAGGTCAAAATTCTTGACCTGTGGGTGATGCAGTCGAATTGTGTTCAGATTGTTGTGGATGATGCAGGCATATTCGCAGGAAAAGGACGCTTGTGGTATGTCTACACAGACCCGACATCCGGAAGTCAGTATGTATTTGACACGAGTGAGGTCATGCACTTCAAAACATCATTCAGTTTTGACGGTGTGACAGGTTTACCAGTTCAGCAGATTCTCCGTGACACGATTTCCGGAGCATCAGCGTCACAGAGATATATGAACAGCCTATATGAGAGCGGACTGACAGCAAAAGCGACGCTTGAATATACGGGAGAGTTGAATGATAAAGCGAAAGAGGCACTTGTGAAGTCGTTCGAGGATTTTGGCAGCGGAGCGAGGAACACAGGGAAAATCATTCCAGTACCGTTAGGGATGAAACTGACACCACTCGACATCAAATTGTCAGATTCACAGTTCTTTGAATTGAAAAAATACACTGCATTGCAGATCGCAGCAGCGTTCGGTGTGAAACCGAATCAAATCAACGACTATTCAAAGTCGTCCTATGCGAACAGTGAGTTGCAGCAGTTGTCTTTTTACGTTGATACAGAACTGTTCGTCATCAAGCAGTATGAGGAAGAAATCAACTATAAAATGCTGACGGACGAGGAACAGGATGACGGTTTTTATTACAAATACAATGAAAAAGTTCTTTTCCGAACAGATTCAAAGACACAAATGGAATACCTGAAAAACGGTGTCAGTGGCTCAATCATGAAACCGAATGAGGCACGACGCAAACTTGACCTCCCCGATGGAGAGGGTGGCGACACTTTACTTGCAAATGGCAGCATCGTTCCGCTGACAATGGCAGGAGCAGCATATCAGAAAGGTCAAATCGAGCAAGAGGAGACCGAAAAACCGGAGCAACCGGAGGAAGAAACAGAGCCGGACACAGAGCAGCCGGACACAACAGGACAACCGGACGAAACCGACGAGGCAGAGGACGAGGAAGAACAGGAGGGAGGTGAATAATCATGGCAAAGAAAAGACGTTTTGATTTCACAAAAAAGAATAAACGCAGCGGAAAAGTTGAAAATGTCGGCTATTTGGATTTGGAACAGGACGAGGAACAGAGCAGATGTTCCTTGTATTTCTACGGTGACATTGTATCAGCAACATGGGAATCCATGTGGTTCGAGGAGGACAGATGCCCGCAGGACATCGCAGATTTCCTCAACCAGTTGGATGGGTATGAGGACATCGACATCTATTTCAATTCCGGTGGCGGTGATGTATTCGCAGGACTGGCAATCTATAACCAGTTGAAACGATACTCCGGACACAAAGTCGGATATGTTGATGGAATGGCTGCGTCAATCGCATCTGTCATCATGTTCGCATGTGATGAACTGCATTTTGCGACAGGAGCACAGGCGATGATTCACAAGCCTTTATGTATGGCATGGGGCAACGCAGACGATTTCAAAGAGGTCATCAAACAACTTGATTTGTGCGAGGATTCAATTCTCGACGTTTACGAGGAACACTTGAAAGAGGGTGTGACGAGAGACAAAATCAAGTCTTTCATGGCGAAAGAAAAGTGGTTCAGCGGTGCAGAACTGGCAGAGTATTTCGACGTTTTGATTGATGAAAAGGCAGCAGTCGCAGCGTGTGCATCCGACTATTTTGAAAAATACAACCATGTTCCGGAGAGCATCAAAGGAACAGCCACAAAGGACATTGTCGATGCGGTGCTTGCGGAACTGGAGAACAGGAACAATGCAGCAGCAGAGGCAGAGAAACAGAGAATCGAGGCAGAAAAGCAGGATATTCTTGCAGACCTCGACATGTATGGAATTTAAGAAAGAGAGGACATGATTCATGAACAAGGAAATGCAGAAACTGTTGAAAGCAATCAACGACAAAAAGAATGAGGTCAAGAGTCTTGTGAACGATGGAAAACTCGACAAGGCAAAGGCAGCAAAAGAGGAACTCAAAGAGTTACAGGAAAAGTTTGATCTCCTGTTCGATTTGGACGAGGAGGAACATGAGGAGATCGAGGACAAGGTGGCGACGGGAACAGCAAAGACCATCGGGGCAAAAGCAGACAAGAAAAACCTCGTGAAAGCGTTCGTCAATATCGTCAAGTGCGGATTCTTAAAGAGAGAACCGGACGAGGGAGATGTCAAGGTGTACAAGGATGCGTTAAGCACAGACACCACAAAGGGAGACGACGATGAAATGGGAATCGGTGTCACCGTTCCGGAGGACATCAGAACAGACATCATCGAGTTAAGACGTTCAGAGGACAATCTGGAGCAGTATGTCAATGCGGAGGGAGTGACCACAAAGAGCGGTTCTCGAAACATTGAGGTCGATGCAGATTCCACTCCGTTCGACAATGTGGACGAGGAGGCGGATTTCCCCGACATGGATGAGCCGAAGTTCAAAAAGATTGTGTATGCAATCAAGAAAAAGGGTGGCATCTTAAAAATCACCGCAGAACTGTTTGAGGACACCGCAGCCAATGTCATGGCATACATCAACAAATGGATTGCCAAGAAAACAAAGGCGACAAGAAATGCGATGATTCTCAAGGTTGCGGACGAGATGACAAAGGGAAAAGAGGTTGTGATTTCCACAATCGACAGCCTCAAGGACGTGTTCAACGTGGGTCTCGACCCTGCTATCACAACCGGAGCAATGGTCATCGCAAATCAGAACGGGTACAACTATCTCGACAAGTTAAAGGATAAGGATGGAAAGTACATTTTGCAGCCGAATCCTACACAGCCGACACAGATGATGTTGTTCGGTAAATATCCGATTGTCAAGGTGTCAAACAGGACTGTGAAATCTGAACCAGTGTACTCACCTGCGTTCACAATCTCCGGTAGCAAATTAGCAATCGACGGAACAACCACAGCAATCGACGCATCAGCAACGTCCGACGTAACAGCATGGAAAGTCGTGAAAGGAAAGTATGTTGTAACTTGCAAAGGACAGGAGCAGGAAACGACAGTCGATGCAAAGGTGTCCGCATACAAGCATCCTGTGTATATGGGCGACTTAAAAGAGGCTATCACATTATTTGACAGAAATGTCATCACAATCGACATGAACGACAAGGCAGCAGGTTTGTGGGAGAAAGACATGACCGGAATCAAGGTTCGTGACCGTTTCGACGTGCAGCCTGTTGATGATGGAGCAATCATCAAAGGCAACATCACGGAAGTTGTGCAGGGATAAGAAATGCAGCAGGGCGGGAACACCCGCCCTGCGATTGAAAGCAGGTGAATGAAATGACGGACGAGGAAAAGAAAGAGTATAGAGACAAACTGGTTGAGGACTGCATGAAATACAATCACATCGACTATGACGACGACAAGGACATTGTCGAGACTATGGTTGAGGCGATTGCATCAGAGGAATTGATGGAACTGATTCCGAATTTCGACCCATACAATTTGACCGCCCGTCAGAGATTGCTTGTATATTCTTTCGTCAAGGAATTGTATGACCACAGGGAGAAGTATCAGAACGGTACACAGCAACTCACAAATGCGGTCTCAACCATGCTACTCAATGAAAAGTATGGAGGGAGCAGTGAATGACCGGACGGGTGAAAATAATCAGAGTGACCACAGAAATCAAGGAGGGCAGGAAAGAACCGACCACAGAGGTGTTTTATGAGTGTTGGTGCGATGTTCAGAGTTTGGGAACAAATGAGAAATACACAGCACTGCAAGCAGGTCTTGAGAACACCATTGTTTTCAAGGTTCGGAATTGCAAGCGGATGAAAGAGGTCAGAAAGAAAATGAAAGAGTTCTATGCAGAGTATGACGGAACACGATTCGACATCTATGACGCATCACCGATGTTCACAGATAACGGATGGGTGCTTGTGAAATGTCGTGCGGTTGCATAGGTGTCACATTCTGACACGGAGGTGAGGACATGAAAATTGACATTGAGTTCAAAGGACTGGAGGAACTGGTAAAAGCGTTTGAAAGTGCTGCATCGGATGAAGATATTGCACAGGTAAATAAAACGATCGCTGAAAAAGGAGAACCAGTTGTGCAGAGAATCATGTCAGGAAAAATCCCAAAGTCAAAGGACATCAAAAAAAGTGGGCGAGGGTTCGGTTCAAAATCATCAGTGTCCGCACATGCAGCAGATGAAATCCCTATCGGGAAAGTAAAGGTGAACGGTACGGGAGCGACAGCAGATGTCGGATGGGAAAAGAACACACAGGACGAGGGCGGTCATTTCTACGTCCGTTTTATTAACTGGGGAACGATTTACAGACCGCCACAAGAGTTCATATATGCAACAGGCAGGGAGGCAGATGCAGAACTGCAAAAGATAGCAGAACAGGAATATCAAGCGTATTTAGACAGGACAGTGGGGTGATAAGCATGGACAGCAGTCCGGACATCATAAAAGACGCATCAGACGTACTCAAGCCGATAGAGGACAGAGGAATCACCGTGATGCAGGGGTGGTATGACAAAGACCTCAACAAATGTCATGTGACATTGTGGGATTTGGGCGAAACCGATGATAATTTTTCGGATGATGATGCGGAGGGAGTGACACTTTCCTTGCAAGTCACCATTTTCTCAAAGGAGGACGAGGTGGAACTGGCAAGGGAAATCAAGTCTCTCATGAAAGAGAATGGGTTCTCATTCGAGGGGAGAAACGGAGACGATTCAAAACCGGAGGATGGAATCTATATGAAAGCACAGCGATTCACAAAATATTATGAAAGCGAGGAAAAATCATGAGCGAAACAGTAACACAGGTAAATGAAACCACACAGCAGATTGTAAGGAGTAGAACTTGCGGTCTGAAAGATTTCTACATCGCACTGGTGCAGAGCAATACTGCAACAGCATACACAGCCGGAACTCCGGTGAAATTAGCGAGGGCAATCAAAGCGAAAATTGATGAAAAGTGGACAAGTGAGAAAATCTACTCCGACGATAACACCGAGGAGGTCATCACCTCATACGAGGGAACAGATGTCGAACTGGAGATCAATGCTCTTGCACCGCAGGACAGAGTGATTCTGTTCGGGCAGTTGTACGAGAAAGGATTCTTGAGAAAGTCATCTGACGACAGAGCACCGGAGGTCGCTGTCGGATGGAGAGAAAGAAAACTCAACGGGAAATATGAGTTCAAGTGGCTTTATGTCGGAAAGTTTGCAGAGGGTATCAGCGAGGAGGCAAGCACTAAAGAGGGAAAACTGTCACCTACAACCAAGAGCATCAAGGGCAGTTTCTACGAGCGTAGCATCGACAATCTGTATGAGGTATCTGTTGATGAATCCAACCTTGTAGCAGAGGACACGGATGCAGCAACAGCAATCAAAGACTGGTTCTCAAAAGTGCAGGAAGCACCGGACGCAGCAGCGTAAAACAAGAGAGGATATAACAGGAGGATAATTCAATGAATAGAAAAATTATCGTGAATCATAAAGAGTTCAAAATGGAGAAAATGTCTGCGGACACATACATGGAATATCTCGAACTTGCAGAACAGATTGACGCTGCGACATCCGAGAGAGCGTCAAAAAGATACTCACGACAGGAAATTGAGGCGATGATGTTGTTCATCTGCAAAGCATACGGAAATCAGTTCACGGTTGACGAGTTAAAGGACGCAGAGAGCGGACTGGATGCAGCAGGAATCGTCATCGAGTTCAACATGATTGACATGGGAATCGCAGAGGAAATGAACAAGAGAATGGACAAGATGATGAAAAATTTTCAGAGCGGCAAGTGATTCCGGAAATAACAATCACTTGCAGCACAGGAAAAGTATTCATCAATAACATAACGGTTGAGCAGTACAAGAAATATGCTGCACTCATGGAGAAAAACGGTTCGGACAAAATAACGGATGCACTGTTTTTCAACAAAAGAATTATTCAAGAGATATTCGGAAACAGGATGTCTCTCGATGAACTGGGTGAGGTGGATGCCATTGAATTTCTGACAGCATCAAAAGGGATTCATTTCATCATGCAGGATATTGTTTCCGATGCGTTGCTGAACATTGTCGAGACAGAGCCAATCGAAAGAGAGACATCTGCGTTCGACGAATATGACCGTGAGAATGGGTATGAGGACGAGGAGCAGGAAGAACAGAACACATGGAAGATATGCGGAGAAATCGTTGACCGTGTGACAAAAATTGCGATTCGGCTCATGCGGGAATCATACGGGCAGTGCATGAAAGAAAATATCATTGAACTGCTGAAATATCTGAAATTTGAACTTGAAACGGTGAACGAGAACACATAACACAGAGAGGAGGAGAACCGATGGCACATACAAGCGTGAAGATTTCAGCAAATTCGTCTGATTATCAGTCACAAATGAAATCCGCTGCGTCACAAATGAAAGTGTTATCCAGTGAGTTCAAACTGGCACAGACGCAAGCAAAAGCGTTAGGTTCGGCAGCAGACCAACTCAAGGCGAAAGCCGAGAGCCTCACTCAAAAAATCACTCTGCAAAAGAATATCGTTCAATTAAACAGTGAGCAACAAGCAAAACTCACACAGAAACTTTCAGACCAAAAGACAAAGCAGGAGGAATTGAAAACAAAGGTCGAGGCAGCAAAGAAAGCCTATGAGGATTCAACAAAGGCGACCGGAGCAAATTCAGAGCAGTCAAAGGCACTGAAAGGGGAACTCGACAAACTGGAGCAGGAATTTAAGGCAAACGAGACAGCAATCGGAAAGACGGAGACTGCTCTTGCAAATCAGACCACAAAGACGAACGCATCAAAAGCATCACTCGTCGAGATGGAATCTGAACTCGAAAAAGTAAACAAGGAACTGAAAAATCATAAACTGAATGAATTTGCAAGCGGTTGTGACAAAGCAGGACAAAAGATGGAGAGTTTCGGAAAGAAAATGTCCGTCGTTTCTGCGGGAATTGCTGCAATAGGAGCAGCATCAATCGCAGCGTTCAAGGAACTCGACGAGGGATATGACACGATAGTGACAAAGACCGGAGCAACCGGAGAGGCACTGGAGGGATTGACCGCATCTGCGGACAATGTTTTCGGAAGTATGCCGGAGGACATGTCAACGGTCGGAGAGGCTATCGGTGAAGTAAACACGAGATTTCATTCGACAGGAGAGGAACTGGAGAGCCTGTCAACGCAATTCATTCAGTTTTCGAGCATAAACGGAACGAATGTGACACAGTCTGTTGACCAAGTGGACAAAATCATGAAAGCGTGGAACATAGACACATCACAGACGGGGAATCTGTTGGGATTGCTGACATCAAAAGCACAGGAAACAGGAATTTCCGTTGACAAACTCGAAAGTTATGTACTGGATAACAATTCAGCGTTCAAAGAGATGGGGTTGTCATTACCACAAGCAATCAATTTGATGGCTCAATTCGATGCGAACGGTGTTGATTCTACGACAGCACTGGCAGGACTGAAAAAGGCATTGCAGAACGCAACAGCCGAGGGAAAGTCAATGGATGTCGCACTGGAGGAGACAATCGGCAGCATTAAGAACGCAAAGACGGACACAGAGGCTTTACAGATTGCGACAGAACTGTTCGGGAAAAAGGGTGCTGCGGAAATGGCGACAGCAATCCGAGAGAACAGAATTGACCTCACAAGCCTGTCATCCTCAATGTCAGAATATGGAACGACGGTCGAGGACACATACAACGGAACACTCGACCCGATTGATAATGCAACAATAGCGATGAACAATGCAAAACTGGCATTGTCAACACTGGCGACAACAGCACAGACCGCAGCAGCACCAGTCATCGAAAAGGTGACGACAAAGATTCAAGAACTGACAAAGTGGTTCACCTCTCTTGACGAGGGGCAACAGCAGACAATCATCAAGGTCGGTCTTGTGGTGGCTGCGGTGGGTCCTTTAGCAATCGGATTCGGAAAAGTAGCACAGGGAATATCGACGACGGTGAAAACAGGTCAACAGTTTGCATCGTTTGTCGGAGGAATCATCGCAAAGATAACAGCCAAGACAGCAGCAACCGCAGCAGGAACAGCAGCAGACACAGCAGGGGCAGCAGCGGAGGCAGCACATACCGCAGCAACAGCGACAGCGACCGGAGTGACTGGAGGAATGACGGTGGCACAGACCGCCCTCAATGCAGTCATGAATCTGTGTCCGATTATTTTAATTGTGACACTGATTGCAGGACTGATCGCAGCAGGAATCGCTTTATATAAAAACTGGGATAAGGTCAAAGAAAAATTATCCGAGTTGTGGAGTAACGTCAAGGAGAAATTCAACGCAATCAAGGAAACCATAACGGGAGCGTTCTCGAAAGCAAAAGAGGCGGTCACGAATAAGGTGAACGAGATAAAAGATTCGGTTGCGAATAGTGCAGTCGGACAAGCAGCGACAAAGACGTTTTCAGCGGTGAAAAATACTGTCACAAAGTTCATGGGGGCAGCAGTTGACACCGCAAAGGAGAAACTGGGGAACATGAAAACCGCCTATGAGGAAAACGGGGGCGGTATTAAAGGAGTAGTTGCAGCAGGATGGGAGGGAATCAAAGGCTATTACACAGCCGGATTCACGTTCGTTGATAATCTGTCGGGAGGAAAACTGACAGAAATCAAGACAAAATTCTCTGAAAAGACATCGGAAATCAAGACGAAAGTCTCCGAGGGTTGGGAGAATATGAAAACGACGGTCACATCCAAGATGACCGAGTGGAAAACAAACGCATCAAATAAACTGACGGAAATCAGAACCGATTTCACGACGAAGATTTCCGGAATACAGTCCTATGTGTCAACCGGATGGTCTCACATGAAATCGACGATTTCAACGACGATGCAGCAGTGGAACACAGATGCGAGCAACAAACTCCTGTCACTCAAGAACGATTTTACAAACAAGGTCGAGAGCGTAAAACAGGGATGGTCAACGAGGTTTACAAACATCAAGGACACAGCGACGAATCTCATGGAGACCGCAAAGACCAATGTTTCCACAAAACTGGAAAATATGAAATCTGCCTATAACGAAAAAGGCGGGGGCATGAAAGGAATTGTGTCGGCTACATTCACGGGCATCAAGGACACGATGAACTCACTCATGTCCACAGCGAACACGTTGACAGGTGGAAAACTCGACAGCATTAAGTCATCTTTCTCGACAAAATTGAACGGTGCTCTTTCAACGGTCGGTTCAGTCATGGAGAGCATACGAGCAAAATTCAGCGAAAAGATGGAATCCGCAAAGACAGCGGTCTCAAATGCTATCGACAGAATCAAGGGATTTTTCAATTTTGAGTGGTCATTGCCACATTTGAAAATGCCACATTTTAGTATATCCGGTTCGTTCAGTCTGAACCCTCCATCCGTACCGTCATTCGGTGTTGAATGGTACAAAACAGGAGGAATCATGACAAGTCCGACAGTGTTCGGAATGAATGGAACGAGGCTCATGGTCGGAGGAGAGGCAGGAGCAGAGGCAATCTTGCCACTTGCAGAGTTCTACACAGAATTGAACTCAATGCTTGACCGAAAGCTGAAAGCGATCAATCAGAATGTGAACGCTTTTATCGAGGTTCACAACTATATTGACGGAGACGAAGTGGCAAGCAGAACGACCGAAAAGGTCAGTGATAATCTTGCAATAGCAACAAAAAAACGGAGGTGAGGACATGAAAATTGACAGCATAGACATTCGGTCATTCGATGCAAAGCAGTTGACAGTTGATTTCGAGCCTCCACAGACGGGGGTGACGGTGGAGATGTTCGACGGGGCATTGATACCGTCGGAATCCGAAACATACACACCATTGTCCGGACTGACAGTGACAGTCCTGTTCAGAGGAAAAGACAGAGACGAGGTTCAAAAACATGTCAGTGATTTCAATGCAGAGTTGCAGAAAGGTGTTGTACTTACACTGGACGGGTACAGTCGCCATTTTAAGGCATATATGACGGGGAACTCGTTGAGCAAGACAATAACGAAAACACGGTACACAGCAGAGTTCAAATTCACGGGGTATTGGTTCAGCGACGAAGTGAGTTTGAACTGGCAGGGAGCGTATGAGGCAATATTTGAGGCACAGGGAAACAGGGCGACACCGTGCAGACTGACAATCACAGCAACGGAGTACATTGAGCAGTTAAGAATCAACGGTCTTTCCTGCGGTGAAATTATTATCGACACGATTCCGAGAGGAGCAACCGTCATCATTGACGGAGAAACAGGATTCGCAACGATGGACGGAGAGAACAAGTTCAAGGATGTGTCATTGATGGAATTTCCGTATCTCACAACAGGGCAGGAAAAGGAACATCATCTCATTTTCTCCGACAATAACGCACTTGTCACATTGCAGTATAAACCTATGTGGTTATAGGAGGCGGTCAGATGGATTTGTACAATGATTCACACGA